CAATTGGATTGTTGCTGATAAACCCCAAGACTTACGACCTGGAATTGCCGTTTCCCAAGCACCGCTATCTTTGCTAGAAGTTTCAATCATTGTAGTTGAAAGTTCAATATCGCAAGATGTTTCAAATGCTATCTTTTTAGTACCTACAAATATGCGTAGGTCTGTTCCGTTTACTAAAGCCATTTTATTTTAATTTAATTGATTTAACAATTGTGTAAATACTATATTCTGTTCTACTTGCCATCCTGTAGGCAATTGTAATATTAGTGAATTTGTTTGATATTCACAATTCATGACCTGCCAACCAGTAAGGTATTGGCTAAAGCCCCATGTATTATTGCTAGTAATAATTCTACCAATAATAATATTGCTTATATCGTTAACTTCTTTCTTGCCACCTTCATCAGATGTGTACTTCTGAATAACACTAATTTCTATTAATGAATCTCTTTGAAATCCATCTTTTGACCTTTCTCCATTAGACAATTGATTGCCTAAAACAATAACAGGATAAACTGCTCCTTCAGGTACAATTTCATCATAAACACCAACTGCTTGTGAATTATAAGTTATACCACTAAGTGCTTGAAAATAAGCCTTGCGTAAGTCATATGCACTATCTCTGTTAATCATTTGAATAAGTTTTTAATAATCGTACCTGTCTTTCTATTTAATGCTCTACGAGCAACAATATAATGGTGCAAAAAATACCTTCTTGGTTTTACTGCTAATCTTGGATTTCTTCTTGTGTTAAACTTTTCAGCCAAATCAGCAAATTCTAAATATTCTGCATTTAATCTAAACTTACCTTTAGGTGGTTTACCTGTACCAAATTCTTGATAAGGGGCATAAAAAGCACGAAAGCCAATTTTAATTTTAGTGTTAGGCTTAGTCTGAATAGTATCTCTATACTGACTTGCCTTTAAAACACCAGTATCTACTGGAGCACTTGAACGAGAACGCATCTCAATATAATTAGCAGCCTCATAAACATTATCGTTTATATCATCTTGTATCTTTTTAGATGCACGATCAATACGATTCTGAATAACCTTTAAGCCTGTAATCTTTATATTAAGCACTTCTTCTTGCTGCTTTAAATGTCAAATATTGTTTCTCGAAGTCTGCATCCATAATGTTAGACAAAGCATACTCAACACCATTCACCTCTAAAATATCAGTTGTTCTAGGTATAAAAGCAGAACGGTATCTCATCTTTCCTTCAAAGGATTGATTTGTGCCAAAGTTAGCACTCTCAATGTTTCTAATACCTCCGTAATTCCCATAGAACGAACTGGTTTCTGCAAAGTATATACTCGTAGTATAACTAGAGTAAGTTACTCCTGATAAGCCTCCTGCACCATCAGATACACCTGATAGCTTCCGCTTAAATGTTCCCTTGATTCTATTTAACTTATTATACATATAAAGGGCGATAATGTCTTATTCTATCCTTAACTGCTTTTAAAGCTAATCTTTTATCTTCTACCTTATTGTCAAAATCTATTGCTACAATATCTAATACTGCATTCTTTAAGTCTTGAGGTAGAGTAGCGAAACCACACACATAAGTAATCTTGATTCCTGAAGCTGAATAAGCACTTAACTTAGTCTTATCTCCACTTAATTCATAATCAGTAATTGCTACATTATCTAAATCAGTTACCGTAGTAATAGATTGGATAGGATCAAAAGGTAATTGTACTGTTCCGTTAATCTCTGTGTAAGATAAACGTACAGTCTTAGTCTTTAATCCTTTCTCTGTGAACAATTCTACTTCTCTGAATGCGGAGGCTAACAATGCAGTTAACTTATCATCACTATCAGTAAAATCAACATTTACATGGTCTTTAACCTCTGCTAAAGTTATAGGAATAGCTAAAGCATCACTAACAATAGTGACATCCATTCCTTGTGTTCTAACTGGTTCTAACTCGTAAGTCATTATTTCTTTTTGAAAGAAGGTTTGATACTCTTATCTTCTGTCGGTTTAACCGAATCTTCTACTTTGTATTCTACTTCAACAAAACCTAATTTATTCAAGTGATTAGCACGATCAGTAGGTACTTCCCATTGCTCTCCAACTTGTCTGTTAAAATTAACATCTAAATCAAAGAATATCTTAATACATTTTACCTTAGCCATATCTTTATTTATTTAAAAAATAAACCCAGTGTTCTAATGGGAACTGGGCTTAAATAATCACAAAACAAACCAAAAAACAAATTAAGCCGTTGCGAAAGAACCTTTCAACATAGCGTTTGCGAAGTAGATTGGCAATGCAATGCTTTCCTCAACACGAACAGTTACCAAGTTCTTAGTGAAGTTATCACCATCTTCGTAAGCAAATTCAGTCATGATGTTATCTTCGAATAACAATTCAGCAGCCTTGTTGAAATCACCGATGTGGAATGTATTAGCAGTTACGATGTCAGTTGCGATAACTGGTACACCTGCAATTGAAATACGTTGTCCAGTCAACAATGATGGGTGAGAATAACCTGCACCTGATTCTTTGTTGATTAACAATTCCATCTCATCAATTGGGTTAACCAAGATAGCAGAAGGAGCAAAACGTAAAGCCTTCAATTGAGCAATTGCGTTAGCAAGTTTGTCCCAACGGTTAGAAGCAGTAACTACAGTTCCTGAAGGAACGTAAGTAGAAGCCGACTCATATAAACCTGCGAAAGCACCTGTTCCTGCGTAGTCATACAATAATGTATCTTCAACGTTTAACAAATCGTTAACCATTTGAGTAGATACGAAAGATTGTAACCAAGTCAAACGAGATAACATTTGCTTAGAAATCTTGCTATATGCAGCGATAGTCTTAGGAGTTACTTCAGAGATAGTGAAATCGTAATCCACTTGAGCCTTAGAAGCACCTTCAGTTTGAACTGCAGGAGCACCTTCACCACCTGTTTTCTTAGCGAATTTGAATACACCATTCTGCTCGATAGTAGAAGAACGTAACAAATCACGCAAGTGTACTTGACGGAAAGGATCAGTCAAGATTGTGTTAGACAAACCTGCGATAGATGAAGCCCAACCTGAACCGATGTTAGCAGTCAAGTTCATATCACCTACTGCCTTGAAGTTCATTCCAACTGCTTCTCCACGAGAAGAAATCAAAGACTTTAATTTACCTGCGTTAGCTTCGAAAGCCTTAGCTACGAAATCTTCTCTTTGTGCAGGAGCACCTACAGATTTTTGGTCTAAGATAAAGTCAGATACAGACTTCTCTACTGTTCCCATTTTCTCCTCTAAAGAAGCTAATTTCTCACCTGCATTTTGTGTTTGAGAGATAAGGTCTTTAAGGTTTAAACCTTCCATTTCCTTACCAACACCTTTTTCAATCATTGCGTTGATGTCAGATTTTACCTCCTCAACGATTTTTTTAATATCCTCCATTATTTAAACGAGTTTTTTAATTGATTTATAAAATACTTTTTCTGTTCCTCAATAAACAACTGCTCATCAATTGCATCAATAACCTCCGAAGTGTCATCTCCTACGACTTCCTCATCTTCATTGATTAACTGGGCAATTTGCGTTTTGATGAAATTATATTCAATCTCGAGAAGTTGCATTGTTTCATCAGAAACTGTACCCCCTTTTAATTGCTTATAAAGTTTATCAAATCTATCTACAAGTTGTGAATTATCCAAACTTTTAAGTCCTAAGAAAGGAGTGTCAGGATTTGCACCCCAAAGAACACTACTAAATTCGAATAATTTTACCTCTTGTATCTCATAGTAACTTTTAGTACCATTCGCAGATTTTTGACCTTCTACTTCCTTAATCTTATCTTCAGACCACTTCAATGCAGGTAAGCCACCCCATAGTAAATATGAGATTGTACCACAAGCAGTTTCATCATCAGGATTATAGTAAGTTTTTGCTCTTGACAAATAAGAATACATTCTTTTTACAACATCTAAAGAAATGTTCTCATTGTTAGCTAATTGTTGAGCACGAATCTTGCCCACATCAGTAGCACACTTATTGCCACCCTCCTCATTTAATCTGATACCTTTCTTTGCATTGTCAGATACAGACTTAGGATAGTCATTAAAAGACTTAGTGACCTTGTTTTCCTTAATAGTAGAGAATCCAATAGAGTGCTCATTGATTAAGCCTTCTTCATACAACTTTAACACATCACTACCAATCGTAGTATCTACAATAGGTGCTTCAAAGTAAAGACCATAAGAATCCTCTTTTAGAACTCTTGGCTTACCTAAAGGGTTTTCTGTCTTGTGATTGTGTAAGAACCAAATACTGTTATTGCCATCTACACCCCTCTCCTTTAAGGTTTTCTTAAAAGCACCCGGTACGATCATATCGTTGTGCAGGTCAATATTGCCAAACTTAGATGCGTAGCCAGTAACAATACGTTTTTTTACATCAACGTCTTGTACACTACCATCTGATTTTATTTTATAATCTCTCATATTGTATTCAATCTTTGCAAATATAATAAAAATAACTATAAACCAAATTTTACTCTACATACATCAGACCACACCTACAGTTGACAAGTTCACTTGCAGGAGCAGACCCATCACCAGGTCTATCCATTAAAGCACCACCCACAACAAACTTTTCGTTTAAAGCTATTGCAGGATAACTTGCCATTGCATTATGAGATGCACGTTCCTTGCCATCCAATGTAACCACCCACTTCTTCTTTAGTGGTTTGTTTTGGATTCCTGCCCATGTTTCACTTGCAAGATTCATAATCTTTGTAAGTTCTGTACGAGCAATAGTTTGACTTCTAATAATGTTCTTAGAAGCTAAATAAACACCAAGCAAAGTAATGATTGCTTCTGCCTCAACACCTTCTTGCATTTTCTCTTGCACAAATCGTTGTACATCAGTCTTAATTGTGCGAATGATACCAAGTATCATTATGAACTGCGATATGTCCTTAAAAAGCAAAAGAAGTGCCAAAATCCATGCGTTAGTAAAATCTTCTGCTTCATCCTTTTTAGAGTATCTGCTAAGAAACTCATTTTGTCTGCTTCCGAACTTTAAATACGCATCTTTCAGTATTTCCATAAACCATCTCTCGTTAAAGTGATTAGTGATATGGAATGTCTGTGGGTTTCGGCCACTAAGTGACTTTAAGTACTCTCTTGTTTCTGCTCCGAGTTTAGTTTGAAGATAGGCAAAGAAAGCACGTTCATTCATATTGTGCCTTCTTCGCCAAGCTACTCGGTACATTTCTTCTGTTACCATTTCTTATCTCTGAATAGCTTTTCTATCTTCTTCTTTTCTCTGTCCTTAACATTGTCTTGATAGACAACAAAGAACCCTAACCAAAAGGAAGTTGTTACCGCTAAAGTTGTTACTATAATTGATAAAGTATCCATGTTAATTATCTTCATCCATAACCATTGAGCCAATCTCTGTCGGGTCAATGTTAAGGCTACCAATAGTCACTTGATTAGAACGAATATAAACTTGTTGCATTACTGGATCGTTAGTAGGCTCAAAGTCCATAAACACACGTTTCTCATCTTGAGTAAGTACACCATCTAATTTCTCTAAAATTGAAGCTGCATCCAAGAAGTTCTGCTTCATTTCAGGATAAGCATCCACATCAAAACGTAAAACGTATTGTGAGGGATTCATACCCATACTTGGAGCAAGCCATTCTAGCAAACCTTCGCATACACGAGATTGCATAGGCACAACGCAGTTAATAATCATTCTACGGATAAATTGTGCCAAGTTGCTTTCAGTTAAGTTGTCTGCATTTAGCAACACATAAGGGTAATGCCATAAACGACACAACTGCTCGGTAGATAACTTACTCATTGCTCTTAAATCCAAGTCAATGTTTGTAGTTGATAGCTTAGTAAAACCAACTTTAGCATTAGACCATTGTACACGACCTTTAGCAGATGGATTGTAAATCTTATCATACATTCTATCCTCTAAGTTCTGCACTTCAGTAGAATCTAAATCTTCTACGTTGATATCATCCTTATACACAAATCCTACTGCACCACGAGTTTCAAAGTTTTCAATCGCTACTTCTTCTCCTGCATTAGCTTTCTGCAAAACACGAGAACCTGCCTTTAAAGGTGATACTCCACGATGTACAGAATTTTGGTTGTCAAAAGTGGGATTAAAACTACGGAACGATAAAAAGAATTGAGGATCAACCTCTTGATTAATAGACCTAATCTTATACTTAACAATCTTTCTAAAACCATCAGTAATGATATCATAATCGTGTGGGGCTATAACGTGAAGTCTTGCAATCTTTCCTGGTTTGATTGGGTCTTCTTCGCCCCATACACCCACATCTTTTAATAGTAGGTCATACGAGAATAAAGCATTAAAAAACTGTTTAGAAGTTTGATAGCCATTTGGTCTTTTAAGTAAAGCCAATAATGGATGTTCTTCTAATTCCTTCATAGACTTCTTCATAATTGAATTAGCCTCCATCATGCTTCGGTCAGTAGGTCTTGTAAGTAAAGCCTTGACTCTATTAGCAGATTTAATTTGCATCTTGCTTGTTTGGTATAGTTCTAAAGGAACTTCTACTGCACGAGAAGAAATATCATCAATGATTGCGTACACATCTACGTTCTTGTCGTATCCGTTATTTATCGCATCACGATAATCAGTACTATACAACGAATATGTTTGGCCTCCGCCAAATAGTTGCCATTGTTTGACACCTTGCACATCTATGGCTTTCTTGCCAGTAAAAAAATCGAATAATCCCATTGTTTAAAAAATTAAGAGTTTTTTCTTTGAATACTTCGAGTAGACCGCATACCTGATCGAGTCAAGTCCATGATTAAAGTCATCTATCGGTTTGTTAATGGTTTTACCCCCGACCATCATCCATTGGTAGTTATCTACCTCTTTCTTAATGTTTTTTGACCGCCTCGTGTAATACACTTCGTATTCTCGTAATTTACTGATTCCAGCATTAACAGAGTCATTACCTTTAACTGCTTTCTTAACAGGAAGATTGGCTCTCTTTAATTCCTCAATTGATTTAGGGTCAGCACTATCGCAGTAAATCTCACCGAGTTTACTTGGATACATCTTGATTTTCTTAATCAAATCGGCATTAGTTAATCCCTTCTCGTAAATAACCTCATCAAGGTATAACTTATTTCCCAATTTGGCAATTCTTACTAGTGCAGTAGGGTCATTAGAGAATCCAAAGTCAAGGCCACTAAACACCACCTCTGCATCCTTTGGAAAGAACTCACAAGGTTGCCAATCGTGATAAATCAAGGATTCTACACTTGGCTTAGGGTTTTGCTGATAAAGTGACTCAAAAGTAAATGGCTCATTCTTCTTGACTTTTAATAATTTATCAAGTGAATGTTTTTCAGGCCATAAGGCTTCCCCGACCTTTCTTTTATCATAAGTGTTCTCTGCACCCTCACGAATAGCAGGAAACTCGATAATTGTCCAGTCATCATCCCTTTCAAGTAATCTACCTGCTAAATCATCATCATACCACCTTGTTTGAATAAGCACTTGTGCGGAATCGTTATGCAAACGAGTTTCCCACACATCGGTGTACCAATTCCAAAGTTGTTCCTTAATGATAATTGATTGTGCCTCTTGTCGGTCTTTTAAGGGGTCATCAATGATTCCAATATCAACTGCCGTACCAGTTAACGAACCACCTCTACCAACTGCTCTTAAATATCCCCTTCTGTTAACAGTTTGGAAAAACTCTGCAGTCTTTACTGCCTCACCCTTCTTCTCACCAATACGAGATTCAGGATAAAGTAGTTTAAATTCCTCACTTAGCATCCTTCTTTGGATTTCAGTAGAAAATTGCTCGGCTAAGGTAGCATTGTAGGAAGCTAAAGCTAACTTCAAATCAGGATTGCGACCAAGTAGGTAAGCAGGAAAACTTCTTGTTGATAACTCGGACTTCCCATGTTGTGGAGGCACAAATATCATTAGCTTCTTAATCTTACCTTCATAGACCAAATCTAAGTGTTCAGAGATAACCTGATGAAACCATTGCATCTCATAGTCAGGCTTAATGTACTGAACAAAGTCTTTAAGTGATCTCCTCGAAATCTCCCTCAACAATATCTCTCTCTCTAATTTGGCTAAGTCGTTCTCTGATTTGCTCATCTGTTAATAATTTGGGGTTTAATACATCTTCCTTTACGGTAGTTTCAAAGTGTAATGCTTGGGATGCCTTGCCATGCTGAAATTCAATCATGAACTGGCTATTCTTCATCTCTCCGTTCTTAATGTCACCTAAGATGGCATTAGCAACAACTGCAATAAATGCAGGAGTATTAGAATCAGCAGCTACCACCTTAATATCAGCAACACTCATTGAATTAACCATTGCCACTACATCAACAACATCTTGCTTACTCATCCGAATCCTAAGACTCTTATCAACACTCTCCATAACTTGCCTAAACATGTTCTTAGGTCTGCCATTAGGATTCCTTGTTTCACCAGGTTGAATAGGCTTTAAGTTCTTTAAGCTATTAGGATTAATGTTGTACTTCTTCTTTGGTACTTCTTCTTGTTCTTCCATAAACGTAATTGTTTATAAGGTTTGAATTTGGGTTAGAATTTTTTTAGACACTTTTTGTTATTTAGAACAAATCTAAATTAGGTCAGACCTATTTATATACTAAGTATATACTTAAGTAATATAATATATATATACTATATCTTTTCTTATTTAAAACGAATCTAAATAACACTTAACTAATTGATTTTTAAATAGTTAATCAAGTGTTCCGCCCCGCTTTTACCTTATTTATACTCAATCTAAATAAGTGTTTACTGCACAAACATAGTCATTCTTTTATAAACAAAAACTATACTCATTGTTTTTCTATAAATATTTCAAATAGTGTTGACAACTATTAATGGATTTTTCTTAGGATTTTTTTAGTTGGTACCCAACCCAAACTACCCCTACCCCTTTTGCTCCACTACTTTTTTGATTCAGAAAGCATTGCTCAAGGTATATCTTGAATACAAAACGTATCCAAAGTATAGGTTTGAATACAAAACGTAGCCAAAAACCATAACATTATGTTAAATAGGAGATAGTCGGAGGGTAACCACAAAGGGTTTTTAAGTCTTTAATCCTTTCTAATATCCTTTAATCAATTAGTAATACATTACGTTTATCCTTTGTGAACTGATAAGGTATAAACATAGGTAAAACCTTTTGACCTCAATAGTTGACTTGTAAGCAACGATAATTGCATTAGATATACAAACATACTACTAATAGGGTAAACGTGTCTTATATCAAAGATATGGTGGCAAAAAGGACGCACTTTGTGTTTTCTTTTTAAAAAGGTTTTTAAGATAAGAGATTAAATAGCTTATATGATAGCTGTTAGATAGGTATTCCCTTTGTGTG